GTCAGCGCCGACCGTAAAAACACTGTCTGTTGGAGCAACAGCATTTATGTTGTCCCCAAACTTACTTTTCATGTCTGTTGTATTTAAACTGCTAGTGAGGTTCAGGTTTAAAAAGCCAGTAGGTGTACTTTTATGGTATACGTTCCAAGATGTTCGACTTTCAACACCAGTATAATCTAGTACTTTAACTATAATCATTCCCGGAACAGACCCAAGATTATGAGAAATCTCACGCCCCGCAACACCATTACCAGTATAAGTCACAACATCAAAAAACTTCTCAGCCTTGCGGAATGTCCAAGAGGCGTAGTCTCTACCTGATCCGTTCCAACCTGCAAAATCATATGGGAAAGTGTAGCCATCGCTTGCAAAATTAAGATAATTACCTCCTGCTATAGCGTTTGTATTGTTTGAAGATAAATACCCAGTTGTTTCACTTGATTGTAAGTAATGAAGATTAGTATCCGTTCTGCTTTTTGTCCAAACAACACCGCCTTCACCTGCAAGGTCAATACCATTATTTATTGTTATTGACGAGCCATTGCCAGTATACAAATAAGTCGAGAAGACATCCTCAACGTACAGAGACTCACCTGCTGCATTACCTGCCGCTGCTGTTAGAGCTTTAGCTAATTTGCTCATGCGTTACTCCTAAACGTAACTACCAGTGTAAGCGCCGTAGAGTACGGAGGAGACTTTCCAGAACACCAGTGTGTCCTTAGCCGTCAGTGTAGGAGCGACATTGCCGCCAGAGGTTACCCAAGTCATTGTAGGCCACGTTACTGTGTAGGACGCACCTGCTTCGAGCTGTAAAACAATAGCGTCACCAGAGCTTAGCGAGTCTGTAAAGGTCGTGTTAGCCGAGAGAGTCTTGGTCTGTACTGCGCCGTTGGTAGCGTCAAAGGCTGTGCCTGACAGAGCGTATACAGTGTCTCGGATGGTCTTGTTGGTTAGCGTGTTGGTGCTGGTAGCTGTGATGTTAATCTGAACCCAGTCGCCAGATGCCGATGGGTCTGTCGTGCCGCTGGTCGCAGTGTTAGCCCTGTACGTCAAATAATCAATGCCAGAGATTGCCGCATCGCCTTCTGCATAAGATGTGCCGCTAACCCAGAGAGCCGCACCAGCAGTTGAAGCCGCAGCGCTTGCACTAGCAGCCGCGGCAGTTGCAGCATTTGATGCAGTGGTTGCATCCGCATTTACGCCTGCGATGTCCGTGTTCATTGCGCCGATGGATGTGTTCAGCTCGCTCTGCATTGTGACCAGAGCAGCCAAGAAAGCGTCGGCACGGGATATAAAAGTTGCCGGGGCGTCAGTTCTGGCTGGCGCGGTAGGCAGCGTGCTTATAGTTGGGATTGTCATTATACTAGCCCTTCGATTTCAAGTGAGCATCTGGAAGTTGTTGGATTGCTGAGAATTATATCAAATTCTCGATAATATCCGTAGACGATTGAGTTTCGGTTATTCTCTTCGGCTATCCACGCGCACGGCGTAGTCCTGAGATCTGTTAATGTGTTTCTAACGACTCCAAATACTGCTGTATCAAGAACCACGTCCACGTCTAGCTTGTTTGCGTAAGGCCCATCAGTGATAGTCACTCGGCCCTGAGAGTCCGTCGTCTTTGTTGAGTAGTCTATGATCGAGAAACTAGCTCCATGCTGAGAGAACCCGAGATCGGCGAACTGCCCGATAATTAGCGCTCCGCATTTAGCTGTTCCGGTATCTGTGAACGTGACGGTAATGTCTGCATTCGCATACGGCGGCAGATCAAGTATCGCCAGACGGTCATTTCGGACGATCGGCTCAAAAAAGTAAGCGTACCAGTCCTGAATCCCTGAATCTGAGATCAGAGAGAACGTCTGGTTATACACTTCGCCTTCTGTCGCGTCATCTACTGTCACCGTAACTTCTGCGCAATCGACGTTAATCAGAGCGAGAGAGTTTACTACTGTTGGCGACTGTACAACGTACTCCATGCCGCCAGCCTGTACTGTCTGCTCCTGAACGATGCCGTTGAATAGCTTCCAGCGGTTCGTGCTGGATACTTCGAGCCAATAAGTGCCGTCGTCAGTTGTCGGATCGTTCCCGGTGTTAGCGCCCTGCTGCGACTCGTAGATCTTGTGGATGTTCGGAGTCGTAACTATAACTCGGTCGGCGAGAGCGTAAGTCGTGCCGACCAGCCATGCCGAATAGTCAGCCTCCGGGACATCCGAAGACTGAAATATCGTATCTGTAACCGTTTCCGGTCGAATTAACTTCATATTATGCCCTCACTGGCGGCAAGCCGTTCTTGTCCCAGCGGTCATTGAGTCGATAGAGCTTCGAAGTGTTTCTCGCCACTGCGATCATGACTTCTTCGATGCTCTGGCGTAGTCCGCTCATTTCGTCTGCCATAGAGTCAGATGCTCGGGCCTGATTCGCTGTCTGGACGCGCTCTCCGGCGTGCAGTTCTGCGACATAGCCGTCGTGCGGAACCATATTGAGACCGTCACGGTGAGAGCCGTCGAGCGTGCCTTTTAGTACGTCTCCTGATCGTTGCAAGATACCAGCCGCGTCTCCGCTGCCGACCACATCGTCCAAAGCGCTCTGTGGGACGCCGTTTCTAGCGCCGACCGCGTAGATCCACTCCTTCGCGTACATATCCATCTGCTCTTCGATCGAAGTGCCTTTAATCTTCCCTTCTTCGATAGAGACGCCCAAGAATGTGCCAGAGCCTTCTCCTTCTACTCCGAGACCGCTGAACGTATGACCTCCGAGATCGACGGTGTATCCGGCTTCTTTCGCCAGAGCTGTCAGAGTCGCATCCAGTTCTCGCAATGGCGCTACCGCAGCGGCAGCTTGATCGTTTGTGGCGTTCTGCTTAAATCCGAGCGGAGCGAACCCAGACTCGAACTCTGGCACTGCGAATACGTTCGCGTCGCTCATCCCGGCAGTTTTAGCCATCGTGATACCAGCCGCAGACGTTGGAGTGCCGCCGCTGTCGAGAGCCTTAGCAGCAAGTGCAGCAGCCGCGACGGTTAATGTGACCGGATTAGTTGCAATCGCTAGAGCCTTTGCCGCTCCAGCGCTTATCGCCGCCCCGGCTTTGGTTAATCCAGCCGCAACTGTAGCGCCCATTCCTCCACTAGCAGCGGCTCCACCAGCCGCAGCGCCTCCAGCAGCCGCACCGCCAGCGGCAGCGCCACCAGCAGCGGCACCACCAGCAGCAGCCGCACCGCCGCTGACAATTCCAGATATACCAGATGCCACCGAAGAAACCATGCCGCCAATACCGGAAGCGATGCTGGATATTATCGAGCCGAATCCACCGGATAGCTTATTTAGGAATCCGCTCATCCCTCCGCTACCGAATATGGCGTCCATGATCTTTTGAGCTGCCAGCTCTGAGACCATGCGCTTGAATCCATCGATCACTGAGCCAAAAAAGTCTTTGAAATTGAGTTTTCCGTCGCTCAGAGTGTTGTAAATCATGTCGCCGAAATCTTCTTGCAGATTGCGGAGCATATTCTTTTGCAGCTCGAATGCGACCGTGCCTTCTTTTGTCGCTTCGGTCACTTCCTGCATCGGGCCTACGAACCCTTCTACTCTGGTCGTCATATCATCGATAGCTGGATTAACTTCTTCGATTAATTCTTTGCCGAGATCTTCTAATGCGATTGTGGTCGTATCAATCTCAGTCTCGGAAGTGATTACCGTTGCGTTCAGCGCAGCTAGTTCTCTTTCGAGATTTGTGATGTTCGTCTCGGTGCTTGCGATAGATCCAGCGAATACGTTCGCTTTGCTTTCGCCGTCTTCGAGCGCTTTCAGTGTTTCGTCAAACGTCGTGTTATAAGTTTCGATAGCGTTTAACGGGTCTTTGACCGCAGCGGTAACCGCCGACCATGTGGCGAGCGCTTGATTCTTTATCCCGGTGAATAGATCTCTAATGCTAGTCAGAACCGGGGCGAAAGCGTTCATAAAAAATAGCTTTAACTTGTTCCACGCGATCTCGATGGCGACTGCTGACTTTTGAGCTGCGAGCTTTATTTCATCGAAGTGTCTATAGATAAGAACTGCCGCCGCAGCGATAGCAGCTAAAACTAGCCCGATCGGATTAGCTAATATCGCCGCGTTCATAGCGAGCACGCCAGTTCGAATAGTTGCAATGCTGCTCACAATCCCGGCAATAATAGCCGGGGCGAAATAAGCCGCCAGAGCTGCGCCGAACGTCTGGACTCCAGTCACAATCATCTCGATGTTATCTGTCATCGAGACAACCGCCGCGCTTGCCGTTGCGATAGCACTGCCAAATAGCTTAATCCCGCCGATGTCTCCGATTTTACGGAATAGAGCATCGACGTTATCTTCGAGATTAGAGAGAAGGCCCGGGAGTCGAGCCATCTGGTTCTCCATAGCGTCACCGAACTGAGTCTCGCCAATAGCGAGTAGATATTCCTGAATCTCTTCGGAGTTCTTGCCGATCTCGGTAGTTACGCCCCGGAATGTCAGTGCGACGTTATCGCCCTCTGATTTTGCTTTGATGCCGAACTCTTTCAGACGCTCAAATTCGCCCGTAGAGGCGTCAGCGACTGCTTCGATCATTTGCATCATGTCTTTACCCATCGCGGCTGACGTGTTGCCATATGACCGTAGAGCGCGTTCTGAAGGATCTAGTCCGAGCGCTTTGAGCTTGATGAATCCTTCGACCGACTGATCGAGAGTAAATGGGGTCTCGGCAGCGAATTGCGTGAGATGCTGGAATGCTATTCCTGCGTTCTCCGCGCTTCCTGTCATTGTCTGGAGTGCGCCTTTTAGCTTCTCGGACTGAGTAACCGTATCGGCGAACTTGCTAACAAGCGCCCCGGCTCCGATTGCTGCCATAGCAGCGCCCATGAGTTTAAAAGCGCCAGTAGTTCGTCCGGCGCTTTGCTCCATGTCTTTATTGGCTTGACTGACATCTTTGCCAGCTTGCGTCCCGGTCTTACCGAGATGCTTGATGTCGACCTCAGCGTCTTTAACCTGCCGAGTGTCTACTTTGATCTGTATCGTTGCTAGATCCATGCTTGTCCTTTATTACGATGCCGCGTAGAACTGATTTCATGCCTTTGGCGATGTCTTTCTGTTCTTCTTCGGTGCGGTAGGGCGATTTAACGTCCTGATTGTCGTATTTTAGCACACTGCTGGCATATAGAGCGGATAGCCGTTTTATGGTCTCAGCTTCCCATCCGGTGAGATGCAGTTGTGTTCTCGCCACAAAAGCATCGATCTCTTGCCAAGTCAGCCCATGAACCCCGTTGCCGCTATTGAGTGCGACTCCAATTCTGCTGAGTATTTCTATGATATAGCCGAACGGCTCCACGTCTGGGAACCGTCCGGCTATTTCATTACTATCGATCATTTCGATGCGTGATCGTTCTTTGTCTTTAGCCCGGGTCGAGAGCCAAGCCCACTGCTGAACGTATTTGCTCAGCAGCCCCGTTATTTCAAAAAATAACTAGCTCGATCCCCTGCCGCTTCCATTAACTGTTCGGCGATCCAGTTGCGCTTCTCATAGAGCATAGCCGCGTTCTCTTTAGTGCATTTTAGTGCCGCACCATCGAACTCGATGTTCTTGCTCCACTTGAGCGTGCTTTCTGCCAGTATCTCGTAGAGCGCTGCTTCGAGAGCTGAATTTGGGATCTTTCGATCTTTATAGCGATTTGCGTTCCGGGTATTAACTCGCTTGGCGGCGTTCTGCCACGTCTGCGAATCTTTGCCGAGAACTGTAATCGTTAAATGCTCACCCTCATCGTCTACAAGATACTCGCCAGTAGCTGGATGCTGGAGTTTTACTTCAACGCCCTCTTCCGCTGCCGCTTGCAAGTCAATGTTTGCTAAATCCATAAGTCACGCCCCGAATGTGTGTTTTATTAAGCTGCTACGTTTACTGGTGCATTTGTCAGCTCTATTACGATGCTGTCTGACTTGATGCTGTCCACGCCGCCAGCGTTTACTTGATAGCTCATTACTAGACCAGTGAAATAATCGTCTTCGCCGTCTGGATAAGTGATTTTTACAGAAACTTCTGTATCAGTCGCAGCAGCCGCTTTCGCAGCAACTTGACCAGTATCCGCAGCGTCAGCAGCGAATGAGAGAGTCAGAGTTCCGTCGTTTACTGAGCCTTTACGCTTAACCACACGACGCTCACCGAGAGGCGAGTGAGTGATTAAGTTATAAACCGAGCCGAATGCTGGGATCTCTGTAATCTCGCCAACTGTGGCGAATGTGAGAGCTTCGAATCCTGCCTGATCGTATGTAGCGGGAAGCCCTGAGACGATGCCCAGAGTAGTACCCGCAGAAGTTTGAATAGCCATGTTAATTGCCTCTTATTTGCTTGCTGCTTTAAGATTCTTGACGAACAAGCGGTTAAAATTTTGCATATTCTTCCGAACCATTCCCCCGGGAGCTTGCTTAGACCAGCCATACTCCAGACGTTCAATATACGGAAGGTTATTTGTTAGATAGTAAAGACCGCCCACTGCCACGCTTACTGTTTGGTCGACTTCTGCGATTGCTTTGGCTTCGCCCGATCTCACACTATCTACGGAAACTTCCCCAGTCGCCCCGCGACCGACGGATGCTTGCCAATTACCACGGGCACGCCCGGTATCTGCCGGAGTGTCCTTAATTATTGCTGCGCTTACTTCGAAAAGAGTCGCTCGGATTCCCTGATTCAGAGTCCGGTCGATCTTCGCTTCGATCTTCTTCCAGTCAGATTCCCAACTCAAACGAGCGCCCTCCAACTGATTGTGACCGGGATCTGAAACCAGCCGTCTTCGGTGATGCCAGATGCCAGCCGTGTCCCGGTTATTTTAACCGTTACGCCGTTGTATGTGTACTCTGCGCCACGCGGGAAGTGCAGCGAGATCAGTCTGGCTTGCTCTTGAGCGTCGAAGCGACGGTCTCCGCGTCCAGCCATTACACTGACTTGATAGAGTCCTTCGTAATCGTCCGCGCTGGTGTGAGCCACTCCGACCGCATCTTTGATATTCGGCAGGAATGATTCGCGCAGATAGAGCGTGCCTTCGACGGGAGTATATTCCGCATTCTCGTAAGCGATTGGCGGCACTCCGGCGGTCTGGATTTCTGCCAGACGAACCGAGAGAGCTGTATTAATGTCCTTCTCTGCTGCGCTCATATTCTAATCTGGCATATATACATGACGTTGGTTCCCGCCGGGTTTATTTGCATTACGTCTATTACGCGCCAAGTCCTGCCATTTACGCCGACTTTCCAGTTTGGCTTTGGCTCAGACGCCACATTACTGGCGAGCAGCTTCAGATCTGCCGCGAGAACGCTTTGTCCGTCGATCTCGGCGTTCTTATAGTTCGTCGCGACTCCATATCCACTGACAGTAGACTCGCTCGCTGGCGTCGTTACAACGCCTGTAGCCGGATTAATGACTTCGCCAGTTTCATAGCTGAACGTGATTGCCTGACCGTTATCCCGGAGCAATCGCGTCGCAGTAGATTCGAGAGCTGTATAATTTATTCCCATATCAGCCCCGGATAGTTCGGATATTGTTGCCGCCAGTGCTCGATGTGACCAGCTTGCGCATTGCGTTGCCGATGCTGCGAATAACGGTAGAGATAGAAGCGTTGTCCATATACTCGACTTCGAGTACGTCGACTTTCTCGCGCTTCACCGCTCGATCTACAGTTGAGAGCGGATCATTGCCCGCCATGATAGAGATGGCGATCGTAATCTGCGCATCTTTGACCAGTTGCGGTATCTGGTCGGAATCTGTGAGATAACCATCGATCCATAAATCCGAACGCGGATATTGGAGCGGCTGGGTCTCGATAAACTTAATGCCGCGAAACGGCTGTTGCTCGAAGTAGTCCATCGCCAAGATAAGCAATTGCGACTCGTCACCGTAAGTGCCAGAGATCGTGATATTACGATCTGCGCAATACTGAGTGAACTCGGCAGTAGTGACGTAGCTGTTCGCGTTGGCGACGATTGAGCCGTCTTCGACGATGATAGTAGCCATTTAGCTCTCCGCTTTGGGCTTGCGAGTCTTCTTCGGCGCTGCCTTCGGCTTTGCCGCTGGCTTTTCACCGAATAGCGTCATTGTCTTGGGATCAAAATCAGACTCATTGATGGTAACTGCTTGCCCATCCCGGTCGATCTTTACTGTTGGTAGTGCGTGCATAGTCCTCTCCGTGAATGATGCGGAGCGCCCGAAGACGCCCCGCGATCACTTTTAGCCGAGCAGGATACCGATGTGCTCTGGCTTGATGGCTGAGACGCCCCAAGCGAGTGCCACTTCGAAGTGAACCTGACGGTACTCTTTGTACATAGACACTTCGAACGTGATGCCTGAACGTGGATCAGTCATAAGCATTACGTCTTCAGCGAGATCGCCTTCAACTGGACGAGCCGGAGCGCGTGTTACGAGAACGATCGCGTCGCGGTTGAACGCCATGTTCGCAGCGTAGCCGTTGCCGACTGTTACTGCTACGTCGCCAGCGATTGCGCCTTTGAGACCGGGAGCTGCGATAGTCACGTCACCAGCAGCGAGAGCGGCTGTTACGACGTACTTGTTCGCGTCACCAGCGAAAGTGATTGTATCACCCGCCAAGATAGTGCCAGTGCCAGTCTTGAGAGAGATAACAGTATCGCCCTCTGCTGCTGCGCCGTCTGTGACGTAGTTCGCGCCAGTGCCCTTAGTGTGAGCATTGATTTGCGCAGACTCGCGGATGTCCATGCCAGCAGTTGAAAGCATAACGCCCTGACGAATCAAAGAGTCGTTACCCTGAACGTCGACGCGGCTTTGCAGACCGAGCATAGAAGCGCCAGCGGCAGAGTTCACGACGAGCTGGTTACCAGTTAAAGGCGCACCGTTGTCTTTTAGCAGCTTGAGAGCGAATGAAGCGTCGCTGAAGTCGCCAGATGTGCCGAATGGAGTAGTGCCGGGAGTTCCGTATGCGTTAGACGCCTGAGCGTATAGTGCAGTGAGATCGGCTTCTACTTCGTTTGTCAGAGTGCGCATCGCCTGAGCGAATTGGTTCTGGAGAATGCTGTTGTAGCCCGGGCCAGTGTTCAGACCGCGCTGCTCTTCACCGTTGTAACGGATAGCCACGCCGCGAGACTTAGAGATGCTCAGAGTCTTGTTAGTGATTATCTGGTCGCCAGTGTCGGGAGCTTTCTGCGCTGGAGTAATGTCAGCAGCAGCGGAGCTTGGAGCAACTGCGCTACGGATTGTTTGACCTTTAGCAGCACGTTCTGCGTTCGCATCGAGTGTTACCGCTGGGATCATACCGACCAGTTCACGCGAGACGGTATCAAGCGCTTCGTATAGATCGGGAGTGAGATTAGTTAATGTGTTAGCCATGATTTAATTACCTTATTAGTCAGAGATGATGCCGCCGTCTTTAACGAACTGCATCTTCTTGGATGCCGCTAATTTGTCAAAGTCAGCTCGATTAAGTGATTTCGTAGCCCCGCTACTTGCAGAACTCGTCGCGCCACCCCCGGTAGCCGATGAGCCGTCAACCAAAAACGGATATTCCTTCGCCAGATGATCCATTAGTGCGGATGAATCTACTTCCATCCCGCCCACTAAAAACTGAACCTTCTCGCCGTCGTGCCGAGCATACCGTGATGCGTAGTCGGCTAATACCTCTGCCCTTTTGGCGTCTGACTTCGCAAGTTGCGAGCCGATACCGCGTGCAGCGATATTGATGTCTTTCTGTTGTATCTTAGTCGTGAACTCTTGCAGCTCTTTGTCTTTCTCGGCGAGCTTCGCCTGAGCCTGTTCCCAGAGATTCTTGAACTCGCCCTTTTCCTGAGCGGTCTCCATCTCTTGCTGCTGTTTCTGCGACTCCAATTCTTTCGCGCGTCGCTTTGCTTCTTTCGCTTCGTCCATTAACTGCTGGACTTTGCTTTTGAGTCCGCTGGTATCCTCCGGCTGGGGGATTCCTTCGACTCTCAAGATATATCGATCACCGTCCTGTTCATATAGAGATTGAACTGATTCGTCGAGATCATTCAGATCTTCGACTGCGTATTGTAAGCCCATGCTGTACCCCGTACATTTGATGCTGCCCCGCAGCGTTCCATGAATTATAGCACTATTCGCCAAAAGTGAACATATTTGCTAAATATTGGCGAATCTCGCTACTCGTTGCTTATTGCGCGGCATCGAGCACTCTCAGTTGCTCTAGCGATACCGGGTTATAATTTGAATCGACGAACTGGTCGAGCTTGATCTTTCCTGAGCGGAATAGCTTGCCGCGCTCTTTGCCGAGCATCTGATCTTGAAACTCTGGCGACTGATCTTTGAGCCATCCGCTGTAGGTTCGCTTCGCTGAGACTGGCCCATCCATACTGGCCCGGGTTCCTTCGAGTCCCCCTTCTTGGAATCTATCATCTAGCACCGGGACGCGAACGCTTCGGCATCCCCAGTGACGCGGAGTAAATGGCGGCTCGTCGAATCCGAGTATCTTGCCATCGAGAGTAGCGCAGCCGATTGTCGTGCGACCGTCTAGCACCGCTACCCACTCTTCGCCCTTTAGGATGTCGTCGTTCGCCCGGTTTACCGCCGAGCGAGCTTCCGATGAGATGTGATTGACGCTAGTTCGAACCAGAGTCTCGGCTTGCCGTTTGTGTCGATTGGTAACACTTACAATATCTCTCGTCAGTGTTTGAACCGTTGATCCTTCGACTACTCCGGTCTGGATAACCCGGCGAATCTCGCTTGCTTTGTCCCCGGCGAATTGTCTTGCTGCCTGATCGAGCGTGAGATTCTGAACCGTGCTGCCAGCTTTGCCGCTGATTGCGAGTTGCATAGGTCTCTGCGTGACTAGCGCCCTGAGCTGCTCGGACGCCGGGAGTGTAACCGCCGCCGCTGCCGCTGTGTTCATCGTCCTTACTGCGAACTCTGCTTCGTACTCGGCGAAGTCCATCGTCTTAGCTGTCAGTTCTGCGCTGAGTTTCGCTAGTCCTTCCTGCTGCAACTGAACGATGCGGTTTAGCTTACGATTGAGCGTGCGACTTTCTGCCAGACTCTTCACGGTCTTGAGCTGGCGAAGAATCTCAGCCTGAGCATCGTCGAGATACTTGACCAGATCCTTCACCTGCCCGCCCGCGTAGCGCTGGACGTATATCTGGTGCTTTATGCCAGCATCCAGCAGATAGTCGTTAGCACTCATTTAGAGCGGCGACTCCTGAGTAATGTCCGCGAGAATGTCTTCTGGCGTGCCTTCGGACTGTATCCACCCGGCATCCATTAGACGGCGAACGATGTCGATCTTAGGCATTACGCCCGCGTCGTTACCCTGAATCATTGCCATTATCTCTTGTGGCGCGATGCTGTCCTGCCAGAAGTCGTCGTTCAGCGCGAATACAATCTCTGCGTCTGTTGGCGAGATGAACGCTCGGCAGTCGTAGAGCACTTTGATAAACGCTTCGTTGATATTACCGACCATAGTATCGAGCATCGAGTTCTCGGAAGTCGCTTGCATCCGAGCCTCTTCGGCTGTTCGCTGCCCGGTCTTCGTGATGATCTTGGCTCCGATCTGAACCATCATTTGCTCTTTGTGAGCCATCTCAGCGCCGATAGCGCTCGCTGAACCCAGTTGCAGCAGTTCCGCTTTGCCGCCCTCAGAGAGTATCAGTCCAGCGTTCTCGCCGACTGTAATACCGCCCGGGTTCGCTGCTTGGAATGCTTCTGGACTCATGTCAGTTGAGACGACCAGAGTACCGCCACCGTGAACCGAGAGATTGTTCTCCTGATCCGCTGAGTTGCGGAAGTGCCCAATATTCACCCGAGCGATGTCGTAAAGAATCGGCTCGTCGATGTCCGGCAAGTTGTCCCGGCTTCCGATGAAATGAAACGGGATATAGTCAAACGGCTGACCGCTTGCACCACGGATCACGATCTCGTCGGTTATTGCGTCGCCGCTCTCGTCGTATAGCTGCTGCGTATACTGCTGATTGTCGTTGATCCTGAGAACCCGGTAGCGATCGACGTAATCCCATGTGAACTCGTCGTAGTGAACTGGCGAGTTCTCTTTGAGTACCAGCATACCGAGCTGCTTGCGTCCGTTCTTAACGTGAACGTGCCAGTTGATAATAGACTCGGCAGTGTATGTGGCGATATGCGGCTGCAATCCCATTCTGCGAACCTGCTCGACCGTCAGATCTTCGTCGACCATCGGGTAATCGGCAAGCATACCGAATCGCCCGGTCTCCATGATCTCGTCCGCTGCGAGCTTAGCGACCTGAGTCAGCGACTGCCCGGCTCCGTCGGCGTTGTCCAGCATGAACTCCATATCTGGCGGCAGCTCGATGCGCGGCGGCAGACGGAATATCGCGCCCTTTAGTCCTTCCCGGGTTCGTCCGGTGTAGTTCGTATATATCGCTTTCTCGACGCGATGGTAATACTGATCCTGCTCTTCGTGCGTGCGTCGCATGATGTAGTGCCGAGCATTCTCGAAACTCAACCCGGTAGAAGCGTTGCGAGTCAGCTTCCACTTGTCGATATTCTTGTCATACTCAGCATGAGTTTCTGAAACTGGCATAATTCACCTATACGCTGAAATTTATCGGTATGTGAGCCACTGGCTTCACGATTGGCATTTCGTATGCGATCGGATACGTCGCCGCATCGATGGCATGATCTAAACCTGAATTCTTGTCTGGCATTCCGTTCTTATCGTATGCGAGCTGCTCGAACGATTCTGCCACGCTTGTACATTTTAGCGCATTTATGTATAGCAAACCATTTTCGAACGCTGCGTTAGTAGCCATTACCCGGTCTTTGATTGCCGGGTTCGTCTTCTTCGCCCTGACCGAGAATCCTGCTTGCTCCAGCAGCGCGATGTCCGACGTGCTGGCGTTTACGGTCTTTCTGGCCCTGCCCGAAGCATCCGGGTAAATCGTAACGTGATGGCCGGCGTATCGCTCGCAGATGATTCGAACCATGTCCGGCGTGTCGTACATATCGATCAACTCGTCGACCGCGTGCCATTCATCGCCCCGGCGAACATAGACGACGGCGCATTGCTGAGTGACGTTAAAGTCGCAGCCGATGAATAGCGGTTCGCCAGATTGGATCTCTTCGTGAGAGTTGCAGTCGTGCCGAGAGTACCCGCAGTAGACCGTGCCCTGCGTCAGATTGACGAACTGGCCTTCGAGATACGCCGTTAGTAGTTGATCCGGGTAGATGTCCCGCAGCGACTGAATATATCCTTCCGGTAGATGTGGATTCGAGTGTGTTGGCGCTTGGATGATCTCATAGCCCGGCTGTGGGTCTTTCTTCCACGCCTCATAGACGAATCGGAATCCTTCTGGCGTAGTAGTAACTCCGATTGTGTTCGGCTTCCCGGACGGCTT